CTACACAACCGGCAGGCATTAAATAAACACCATTATCTGCTTCTTCCGGGGATAAATCGGCATCCGTTTGTCCAACATAAATGCCTTGCTCATCTAATTGGCATACTTTTTTTATTAATGGGTAAGTCATGGTTTATCCTTAGTATTTAATACAAGCTAATAATGCGACGTTGCGCGGTCTGTTTTCGTTTGCGGTTGGTACCACTCTTGATGCGTCAAAATCAAATGACACAGATTGCTCACCCCAGCCGCCCTGGTCTCCTGACCATTGTCTTTGTTGATATGTTGTCCCTATTGCACCAGACGCAATCATCTTGCCCTCAAGCACTTGGTTACCGCTGCCCATAGCGGAACCATCTAATTTACCTGTAATATTACGGATAGCATCGCCTTGAGCAGTCCCCAATCTGCGCTCTCTATCAATATTTCGCCCATCATCTAGGCCGCGTAAAAATTCACCACGTAAATCAGGTAAGTTAAAAGTAGTTCGTCCATCGCCTGCGCCGAATGTTGTCCCTATTGCAGCAAATAGTGCGGCGTATGTTGTACGGGATACGGCTGCACCATTTGCTTTGAGCCAACCACTAGGCGGCGTTGTCCGAGCAAAGAATGCGACCTCACCAACAACCTCGTCCTGCTGGATAGATTTGTTAATAGATCTACCACTTGACGACAGCACATCATTAGGTGAGACAAAATCACCATTATGCTCAAAAGCCCATGTTCTGTTGGCGCCATTATCCTCAATAAGATGGATGATGCCTCGTCCAAAGCCATCACCTGCACCTTGCTTAGTCGTGTAGCCGAATGAGAATCCTGCGCCATAATGTCCTTTTGAACGGACTAAACCTTTGACAAATGGATGATACGTATCACGGTCTTGCGACCCTGTAGTCTCAACCATAAACGGCGCGCCGCTAGTATATTGATTAGCATAAGCGCCATACCCAAAATGTTTAGATGAGATACCCACAGAATATAAAATGCCAGTTAATCTATCACCAGATTTAGATATGCGACCCTCGGCGTTGTTGTTTGCGGCAACGCCTTTATCATAAGCCGCTTTGACGGCAGCCGATGTAGCTACAGTATCAGCACTTGTGCTGTTAACTTCACTGGATTTTTTGCTATTCGGGATGTAATTTGTCAAACTTCGCGTGATCGAATCAATAAAGCCTTTTAGGGTTTTAATGACCTTAGGTGTAGCAGCCAATTCTTCCGAATCTGAATCATACCCAGAATAAAGTTGCACTTCGCCTTTTTGTGTCACGCTGGCGGATTTACGGTTATCATCAATGATTTTCACAATCGCTTGATATAACTGCGTTTGTGTTTCTGCCTTCGGGGTAAACCCCGCTTTTTGCAACACATAATGTGCTTCGGCTTGTACGTCTCGCACACGGTCTTGCACGTCGTTAAGCCACGTGTCTGTCACGCGTGTGCCTTGCTCCCCTGTTGCGGGGTCGCCGTTATGAAAGCGCTTGTCGGCGGAATTAATTTCGGGTAGTAACGTTTTCATTTTGTCTCTCTATTGATACGCAAAATAGCAGTAGGTGTGCGCGGGTTTTAAATCTTTGAAAAACTCTTCGATAATCTGGTCGCCAAACTCAACCAAATGGTCACCGGCAAACGAACTGCCCGCGAGAAAATACACAATATTGTCGTCACCGTTTAACACCGTCACCCGCCACATATAAATCAGGCTTTCGCGCGGTTCGTTGCGAAATTGCACCAAGTCACCTGGATTAGGCAGGTCGTTTTGTAAGGGCGAAAATTCTTTGATTTTGATCTGATAACCGATACTTTCTGCAATGCGCGTAAAGTATGGGATAGACAAGCCGCCAACAGCATTAAGTTGCACGATGACGCGTTTAACGCGCTCTTGATAAGACTTGCTTAAATCAGTTTTAATCCCGCAAATACGCTCCCAATCGGATAACATTTGGTTTGAGGTGGCAGGCTCAATTGCGGCCAATACCTCTTCTGCACTTTGTTGCAAGCGGTCAAATGCACTACCGTCCACTTCACATTGTGCGATAAAGTGTTCGCCATTGATGTTATAACTCACGGGCGGATAAAGCTGTTTCAATACGTTAGCGTGTTGCATTAAGCCATCTCCGTCACAGTCACCTCGCCAAGGCGGAACCATTCAATTTTGTTGACAATATCCGCTTTTTGGTTAGCTGTTGGCGCAATAAAACGGCGGTCAACCACACCGATTAAGTTATTCACCACCGCTTCGCATTGGGACACAATCAAGTCATCCCCAGGGATTAAACCGTTAAAATAATCCCGTAATGCATTGTTAATGGCGGTTTTAATGTCATTTAATGCCACACCGCTGATTTTAACCTGGATGTTAAAGTTGACTTTTGTCACATCTGGTTTAACGACCTTGCTTTCTTTTGCCGTGACCGGGCGTTCTTGGTCGATGTATTCTTGCGCGCGACGTACCGTATCATCACTTGGCACGCCGTTATCGGCCGTAATCGCAATATCAACTGTACCGAGCCCTCGGCGTAGCGGGTAAACATACGCTTGTTCAACGCCATCCACCTCTAACGCCCAGTCTTTGTAATCGTATTTATTGCCACCTGCAGCAGGTCGGCGGATTTTATTAAGCAAACGCTCCAACAATGAGCTATCGCTTTCGGCATTGGTCGCACCTACCACGTCATTTAGTACAACATCCGTGCTCACGCCAACAGGCGCTGCCATAAACGATCCTTTTGTAGCAGTTTTAATGTTTTGTACCGCGCCAGTAGCAAGGGAGCGCACCGCAACAATCACCGAACCACTAGCGGGAATTACCGCACTTTCGGTTGTCTCATAAAAACGCCCGTCTTCGGTTTTGATTTGTAACCCTACGGCAATCACGGCATCAGGATTGCCGCTAATAGTGGCACCTTTGCCTGCTGCATAAGTTGCATTACGACGGCGCAAACCGCGTAACCCTGCGTGTTTTTCTAAAAATTCAGTGTCGGCTGTGTCTGGAAAAAACTGTTTAATCAGCCATTTTTGGTGTGCATAAATCCCTTCTGCGCATGCCGCTAAACTACTGGCACGTGCATAAGCGTCACTGTCTTCGGACGTGTCGGCATTGGGATAATACGTTTGATAATCGCGCAAGATACTGGCGCGGATTTCTTCAAGGGTTGGCACAATAAACACGATTTAAACACCTTTTAAATGACGTTTACGGGGTGTTTAAAAGTAAATTGTTCGCCCCGGCTGTCGGTCACAGATATTGAAAGAAGCACTTTGCCGTTGTGCGGTTGTTCATGCGTTACAATGATTTCACTTGCGCGACCGTCATCAATTAACGGCTGTAACGCCTCTTCGGCATATTGTTGCGCCAACATGCCAACACGGCTTAAGTCTTTTTCCCGTTGAATAGTATGGAGCAGAGAACCTACACGCCCATTTGCCCACCACGAGCCTAATGGCGTAGTTAATCTGATATACACGGCATTTTGCAGTGTACTGATATGCGAATTTGTATAGTCCCCGGTAAGCGGGCTGATTTCTCTGTCCATGCTGACAGAGTAAAAGAAAGGGGGAAGAAAAAGGCGGGGAGAGAGTTCCACACCGCCTTAAGTTCATTTATATAGGTTTTCCGGTCACGCCACCACTATCACCGTGGTGGGTGTGATTAATGAGGGATTTACCGTTAGCAGTCACGTCGCCATCAGTAGTAAAGCTACCCTTTGTTTGCGTTACGTTGCCAGTAAACGACGCACCGGAGCCGCCTTGAATTGCCATGCCACCGTTACCGTTGATTTGCCCTTGGGCAGTAAATACACGGTCTGTCTCAACAATCGGGCTACTGATCTCAACTTTGGTCGTTGCGGTTATTTTTAATATATCACAATCAATTTCGATTAATCGACCTTGCTTTAAAATAATCGTGCTTCCGCTTTCGTCATAAACGGCAGTTTCGCCTGATTTTAGGTTTTTAACGCGAAAAGATCCATTTTCGGTGGCAATCACAATAGAATGGGTCGTTTCGCCCCCCATGGGCAATACCACCACTTGAGTTCCGGCAGGGGGCACGGACGTTAAGCCAAATTGTTGCATCAACTCCACGTCTTGTAAGGTTTCGTCCGCTAATCCGGATACCTGCACTTTTTGGATATTGTCCGCGCTTTTGACTAAATTCAATTTCCCTCGGAAGGCTTGGCGTACTGCGCCCAAGGCGCTTTCCGTGTGTTGTCTTATTGCTTGTCCCAATCGTCTCATACTAATCCCCATCCAATACAATCAAATCGCCTTTCTTTTTCTTGCCTTTTTTGCCTTTTCGCTTGCGTGCCTCTTTCGATTTGTTAGCATAAGCGTCAGGCGTCCACACACCGTCTTGTTTTAAGCGTAGTTCCGTGGTTGTGCCGCCTTGTCGGCTTAAGGCAAACCGGCGACCCATCAAAAAGAAAATCGCGTCAATGTCGTATTCTTCGCAAATCACATGCACACGTTGCCCTGGCGTCCATAACACACCGTCCTGCGTTTTATGGTCAGGCACGGTAATCGTCAGAGTAAAACTGTTTAAAATA